CAGTAAAACTTGCACCAGTCCATTCTGGGTCATCTGCATCAAAGTATGCAGTTGTGCCAGTGGTCGCTACTGTTGTTGATGTTAGTGTAACACCTCCTGCTGTGTATCCAGTTCCTGATATTTCATTTGTTGCAGAATACGCAGTAGTTGCTGCTCCTAATGTTGCAGAACTTGTGTAAAGTGCTATTTTTAGTGTATCAGCTTCGAGATCCTGTTCTTTATTTAAAACATCTGCCTTAAAACTTGTACACATTGCTTGTGTAATTGCCATTTGTTAAATACCTCCTTCGTATTCTGCTCTATAATTACGTTGCATCTCTTGTTGAAATAAAGCTATTGCTTCATCAAACTGTGCTTTATATAAGTTTACACTATCGGGTGCCTTTAGAAAAGAGGAACTTTCATATAGGCAAGCTGATAATAAAACTTGCTCTGCATTATCTCCTATCCAATTATTAGATATGACAGTAGATAATCCTGGTTCTAAACCCACAAAATCCACCTCATAAGCAAGCGTTGCTGAAGGTACTGGGCCCAGTAATATTGTTATACCATTTGTGTCAGCATCTTTTGTCGCATACATAAATGGTGTGCCTTGTGTAGTAGCATTGGGAACATAGTCTCTTAGGTATGAGTCTAATCTATGTTTTAGATATATTACATCACTATCTGCTTTAGTCACTGACACTTGCCTAATCATTCTAGCGTTAGCTACTGCATATTCTGCAGTGCCAATAACAAGGCTACCACTCTGTTTTTGTCTGTAACAAGGCAAACTAGGCAATCTAGCAAATATCATTGCCTCTGCTTGCGTTATAATGTCTGGTATAGAATTTTGAAATTCTGTACTATCATCTTCCATAAAATTTTGTATGTCTGCTACTAAGTTTGTATAATTCATTTATTCACCCCAAGTTCCATCACCCCAAGTAACGTCTCCCCATGATGAATAATCAATGGTTATACTTGATGTGCCTATTGCTCCTGTTCCAGCTATGCCAGTCTCTATTGCCTCTGAAACTCCTACTTCTTCACCAACTGCACCAGTTGCTCCTATACCACTTACACCAGTTACTTGTAACAGAATGTTTCCATTACCACTTACACCAAATGCTTCTGTAGCACCAGTTCCTGCAACTCCAGTTTCATTAATTTCTGATTCTGGTGTTTCTGCACCAATTGCACCAGTGCCATTTACGCCACTGACTGGGGCATCAGTAGTTATGAAGAATGTAAATGTTCCAATAGCTCCAGTACCAGCGACACCAGCAACCACTACGTCTTCGTTGTCAGAAACTATAACATCTCCTATAGCCCCAGTTCCTATTGCACTTGAAGGCTCTGCTTCAGCATTGGATGTCTCAGTTCCTATAGTTCCAGTTCCAGCTATGCCAGTCTCATTAATTTCTAATTCTACAACCTCTAATCCTATTGCCCCAGTTCCAGACACACCAGTGGCATCTACTTTCATGTCAGCCCTAATTGTATCCAAGAAGCCTACAGAACCAACGCCAACAATACCTACACCCTTTTGTGAGCGTTCTACTCTTGATGCAAATATATCTTGTGTACTATACCCATAATATATAGATACATTTTCAGGATCATTGTCTGGTCGTGGTTGAAATAAAGCAGTAGCATCTACAACATTTTTGGCTGGCGTTAATTGTGGGTGTTTCGGTTCCCATTCGCTAGGCTCAACACGCAAGCCATCCCAAGTTGTCTTAAGATCAGTATATTTAATCTTAAAACCACTTCTATCGCTTATCGCTACAGATTTTTTGCCACTAGCTAATTTCGCCATTATGTCATATTCAACGCAGTTGGCTGAACCCTCAAGCTTACGCCATCATTATCACTTGATGCCGCAAAGTTAAAAGACCTTTCATACATCTCGTTTAATAACTGAAATTTCTCTGGTGCATATTTCATAGCCAATTTAGAAGCTAACCCAGCACATATAGTGTCACTCCATCTATATGGCACATCTGCATCTTGATTAGATAAAGTAACATCCTCTAATTGGTTCATAGCCCAATAAACTAAAGAATATGTAGATGTATTAGGCACTGACCAAAAATAAACTACTGGCGTATATTGCCTATCTATCATATACTGACTTGGTTTTCCTGCAGTATCTTTGTTTGGCAATTGATTATAATCTTGTATTGTAATTCTATTAATAATTTGATCTGTGTTACTTGAGCTATCTCTTATAACTGCGTCTAATATATCTATAGTTCCCACTGGAAGTGTATAACTCGTAGTACCATTAACTAAAGGCAAGGTGTTTTGTGATAAAGTCCAATAGTTTATGCCTCTATTAGCAAACTCAGAAAACAATAAGTTAATGCTTCTTCTTGCAGATATAGCGTGATCACCAGTTCTTGTCTGCACATCAATACCACAACGCTCAAAAGCCTCAGTAATTATTTCTTCTACATCTGGTCTAAATGCAACTGTACCACTTGTTGCCATACTTAAGCTCCATCATTTTGTATATATATAATATCTAAACCAGCAGATATAGCTATGTCTGCTCCTGCACTATCGCCTATGGCTCTAACTTCAATATCTGTTTTCTCCTCAAACTTTAAGGGTATAGTGTATGCTTGATGTACTGAGCTTTCTGCCTTTACAAATTTATCTTTAATTTGAAACACTTCACCATCTGGTCTTGATACCAAGTGAACAGTACAATATTTATTATTTTGTGTAGTGGCTACAGTTATGTCTGTCTGTAATAGGTATGCAGTATATCCTCTAGGAACTGTCCACAACGCCATGACAGTCTGATTGTCGCCTATAGCTATAGTAGCGTACTTGTTTGCTGGAACTCCAGTTGTAACTGTACCAGTTCCTGCATATATAACGCCAGCATTTTGTCCACCACTTCCTGCAGACCTAACGACCATCCTGTTAATTCTTAAAAATTCATTAGTTGTATTTACTGCAGTTTGTCCATTTAATGTAACTGTTTCACTTATTTCATCATAGTTTGTGTCTAATCCAGAAAGCTCTACAGTTCTAGCACCAGTTCCTGCTGAGGTGTCTGCTGTTGACGAGCTAGAGACTTTAAGTACAGAAGCAGAAGTTAAATAGGAATATAATCCACCTTGTGCCCATACTGTCTCCAAAGAATCATCTACATCAGCATTAAAACCAAATTTAAAATTAGATTTGTGAAATGATATTTGATTACGAGCTACTTGAAGATAAAATGGCTCAGTAGTTCCAACCCTACTAATTGAAGATACTTGAGCCATATTTATTCTCCTTAATAATCTTTAGACACTCTAAGAACCACTTGGTAAGAGTCTCCTACTGCCCCAGCACCAGTAGTAGTAAATTTTATATCACCAGTTGGACTAGTGCCAAAAGACTTAGTAGAAGGTAACCCACCAAATTTTTCAAAGTTTTGATATCCTTGTTGGTCTTCTGCAAGATGCAACATAATAATATCAGTAGAGGCGTCTGCTAAGACTTCTACTGTTAAGCCATGTAGCACCCACCAGCACTCTAAAATTCTCACCCCAGTACACGCTTCGCCATTGGCGTTTGGTGTTAGGGATGAGACGTCTATTTTAAGGACTGCTGATTCGTTTCCAGTATCTACATACTGATATTGAAAAGAAATAATAGCTTCTTTAGTATTCTGTTCAATAGTAGTAGTGGTTGTTATATCAGCCATTTATACCCCCTAATTATTGGTCAGCAAACACTGGGGCAGTCGCAGAAGTAACAGAACCCATAACTCTATAATTTGTGCTATCAACGCCTATAAATGTTACATCAAATCCTGCTGGCACATTTATTTGCAAGCTACTGTTAGAGTTTCCATCTGCAAATACTGCACTAATTTCATTGTCAGTATCTAAGAAAGTTACACCACCAATATAAAAGTTTGCATTGCCAGGTGTTATGAATATAGCGTCTGTTGCATCGGCAGCAGCTCCACCATACACAAATCTGTAAGATACCCCAGCTTCTGGTGCTGGAAGTGTGTATGTGTTGTCTTGTCCACCATCTGGAACAAAGTTAATTCTTCCACCATGTGTTAATTTAGTAATTGTAATGTCACCATCAGCAAGTTCTACTGGAGCAACTTGAAATCCATTGTTAGATATAACTGGACCTGTAAATGTTGTATTAGCCATGTGTATTCTCCTTGTCTTGGCTAGTGTCTGCTTTCGCAGTCAAGGTTAATAGTAAAAGGAGAGGAGACTAGCCCCTCTCCAAGTGCGAGGTTCTTATGCTGCACCTTCTGTACCAAAAACACCACGCCAGTCAGTGAAACCAAAAGAATATCTTTCTCTCACTTTATAACGAATGTTTCCAGTTTCAAAGTCGCCTTCCATGCCCTTTTTCATTGGGCTTCTTTGGAACATCTTAAGTCCATCAGGAACATCAGTCTTAACAAAGAATGCATCACTATCTGTTAATCTTCTCATCACATGATAGCCTTGTGGTAAGTATCCACCAGACTTGATAGCGTTGAGATCGTTATCAGCAGTTCCTGTTCTTAACTGGCTCTCAAGTAATCTTTCAGCTACGAAAGTATAAGCAGTTGGGATAATAAGCATTGTGCCTTGAGCAGCAATTCTTAATCCTCTGTCATCCTTCATATCTGCAATGTTTATCAAGATACTCTCTAAAGAAGTCTCTGATAAATCAGCCGCAGTAGCTAAAGTGTTACTTTGGTTACCATTTTGAGTTGGGTGAGTTGTACTTAAAAGTGTAGTACCATCTCCACCATTTGTTGAAGTTGCGTTATTTAAAACATTTGCTGCTTTGATTTCTTTAGTAGAAGCCATAGACCTAGCTAGTGCTTTAGTATAACGAGATGCGATTGACCCATAAAGACCATCTTCTTCAGCTTCTTCAGTAACTGAGAAAGCTAAAGCAATAGTTTCATGCTGATATCTAGCAGTCCACTGTTGTGATGCACTATCGTAACTTACGCTTGCACCTTCGTCTTTAGTTGGAGCCGCTCCAAAACCTGTCAACAATACATCTTCTTCAAAAGCTTTTTGAGATGTGTTGCTTTCAAATACTGCAGCATACTCTGGTGGGTAACTATCATATTCTAAGCCGAACAAGGTATTTAAACCAGGCTCAAGCATTTTTGCAAATTGTGCTCTATTCATTGCCATTGTTTAAATCTCCCTTATATTCCAGCACTATCTTTGAGCAAGTGCTCATTGATAAGAACTTCCATGATTGCATTCGCACCAAAGGCATTGTCTGGAGCATCATATAGAGCTATGATCTTTGCAGTAGCCGCAGAGGCTGCCATAGTTCCTGATATTTCAAATCCAGATTGTCCAGTGGTTGTAGAACCAGCACCAGCCACGACATCAGCACAATTACCAATGTTTGTCTGAGCAGTAGTTCCTGCAGATTGAACTTTAAACACAGTATAAGGATCGTCATAAACGTAAGCTTTAATATCTGTAGCAGTAGTTCCTGACGGCCAGTATTGTGAATAAACATAAGAGCCATCTGAAGCAGTGTAAGATACTCCTGCGAAAACGCCTATATTATTAACTTCTGTGGCAGTGTGAGGTGTTATTACACCATCTGCAGTGATTATGCAGAGATCACCAGTGAAGATGTTCTCAGCTAAACCCGAAGTAATTGTATATACATTTGCACGAGAGTAACCATTACCACTAAGATGACGTACGGGTACAAACCCAAAAGCAGCATCAACATTTGCCATTTTTTATCTCCTAGTTAAATAGTTAGTCTTCCATAGCAGACACTTGTCTGCCACCACTAACTGAACTCTTCCTCTCTTGATAGATTCGTTGTCCAGTTCTTTGCCCTAATGCATCGAGGTCGCCTGCAAGTGATTCATTTTGTTCTACGTTCCTATTAGAGTAGTAAGCTTTCATCTGCTTATGCTTCTCTATAGGCATTTCGCATAACAACATGCCTTCAATTCCAATACAACCTTCCCACTGTCCATGATTTATAGTTGGGAACAACTTACTCTTCACAGTACTAGCAGGGCGAGCTTCCCACCCTTCTCGCATTCTTTTAAATACGTTA